GGCAGAAAGCCAACTACAAGCAAGGTCAGAAGATGCACAGTATATGTTTTGGAGTAAAGACACAGAAGATATGGAAGGGAAACACTTTATGATTAGCAGTAGAGGTAAGATTACTTCTATTGTAGATGGAGATAGAAACCCTTATGGTGATGTGATACCATTTAACATTGGACATAGACACCTATACACTAGAGATTTCTTTAGAGAAGGTGCATCAGACTTAGTAGATGGTATGAGAAGTATTAACATTATGCTAACCGAACTTGCTTTGCATGGACGATTCCAATTAGGACAACCAGTATTTACTGGATTAGATACCGAACAACGAATTACTATGGGGCAAGATAAGGCATTAGTGCTACCTGAAGGGGCTAACTTTAGTTATGCAACACCGAATGCCAATGTCCAAGCTATGATTGATTCTACGAAGTATATGGTAGATAGTATTGCACAAGCAAACAATGTCAGAATTAACTGGACAAACAAAGGACAAGAGTCAGGGCTATCTAAGAAGATGAGTGAGATTGATTTACAAGATGCCCTAAGAAGTGATATAGAACAAATCTATAGACCCTTTGAGAAACAACAATTTAGAATTGCACAACGAATCTGTGAAGTATCAGGTGGGATTCAATTAGGGGACCAGTTCAGTATAGACTTTGCTGAAAGAGAAGTGCCTATGAGTGCCGATGAAGAAATCAAATACTATGACTGGGCATTTAAGAACAACCTAGAAACACGAAAGAGTTATCTACGAAAGAAGAATCCTGACTTACAAGATGATGAGATTGAAGGTATCGTAGAGCAGATAGATGCTGAAGCACCTGAAACACCTGAAGGAACTTTAATAGACCAAATCATTAATGCACAAGAATAATGGCTGACTTAGACTTCTATAAAAAAGATATGGAGAAAATCCAAACACAACTTCTTAAAAAGATTGAGAAGGTGTTAGGTGGATTGACTGTATTAGATGATGCAGGATTAGCAACAGCATTCAAGCAGATTAACTTTGTAGATGAGTTAAATGCTTTAGGATTTCCTGCATTGTTAGCTAAGGTTAAAGGTAGTTATGATAAGAATGCGATTAAAAGTTTTGACTTATTGAAAGCAACACAACGAACTAGACAAGTAGCAACTGCAGTTCAAGCAGTAGAGATATTAAGCATACTAGACTTAACAACTATATCTGCAGGAGTAACACGATATGCTAATGAATTAAAGACTGCTATGTTTAGAGGATTGCTTACTGGACAAGGTGCTGCAAGTATTATGGAAGGACTAACCGAAACCTATGGAGTAGGTAGAGCATTAAGTAGTAAACAACAAGTCGCATTATTAAATGATAGTTTTGCACGATTCACAAGAACGACTACTGCAAAGCTATTTGAAGATGTGCCTGAACAAAAGTTTGAATATATTGGTCCTGATGATGAAGTAACAAGAGATGTATGTGCTGAAACCTTAGCATTGCAAGGAGAAGGATTAACAGCAGATGAAATAGAAAGTATTACACCAGTAAGTTTTGCAGATGGTGGTGGCTTTAATTGCAGACATGAATGGATACCAGTATAATGAAAGCTAAAGATATAGCCAACTTTACTAAGACGAATTATGGACAATTGGCTTCTCATGCAAGAGGGTTAATTGTTAAAGACATGAACAAAGGTGTCATGCAGAATGGTATTTTTAAATATAAGTCAAAAGAATATGCAGCAAAGAAAGCAACTGGTGCATTAGGAAAGTTTAGAAAGAGTGATAGAGTAACCATGTTATTAAGTGGTGAAACAGCAAGAAGAATTAGACCTGAAGGCAAACGAGATAGAGCCACATTAGTATTTGAGAATGGAACTATTGTACAAGCCAATGAAGATAAGGGGTATGTCATAGCAGATTTAAGTGGTAAGAATAGAGATAGTTCTGCATTATTCTTACAAAAGATTGTTGATAGGAATGTAAAGAAATATGAAAGCAAACCTATCACCATTAAAATAGGTAAATAACACAGGAGGACAGATGTCCGAAGAAAATAAAATAGTAGAAGAACAAGCAGTAGCAGAAACTCCTACACAGGAAGTAAGTAATGAAGTTGGAAACTTAATTGCAGAAAGCAAGAAGTACCGACAAAGAAGCCAATCAGCAGAAGCCGAGTTGAATGAACTCAAAGAAAACCTCAAACTTCAGGAAACAAAACAACTTGAAGAAAAAGAGGAGTTTAAATCTTTGTATGAAGGACTAAAGATAGAAAACGAGAAGTTAAAGCCAATCGTAGAAAACTTTGAAATCCAAGAAAAACAAAGACGAGAACATCTGCTGTCCCAACTTTCAGATGATGAACAAGAAATATACCAAGACCTCACAACAATTAAGTTGGAAAAGCACATTGAAAGACTGGGAAAGAGTAAAGTGCAAATATCTGATGCTAAAGAAGTTACTTCTAGTGGCAAGTTCGCTTCAAATACGAAGTGGGCAGATTTATCTCAAAAGGATAGAGAAGCTGCAAAGAAGAATCCAACTCTTTGGAAACAGATAGTAGAGGGGTATGCTAAAAACTAATCGAAGGAGATTAAAATGGCTGATGGAAATGTAACAAAAACAACTGCTGCTAATTTTATACCTGAAATGTGGAGAGATGCAATCCTTGACTATGCAGAACGAAAATTCGTTCTTCGTAACCAAGTATTAGACTTCTCATCTATGTTAGCAGGTGGTGGCGACATACTTAACATACCAAAAGTTGCAGAAGAAACTGCTGCATCTAAAAGTGCAGGAAGTGCTGTAACATATACAAACAACACAGATGGTGTAATTCAATTAGATTGCTCAGAACATCACTACGAAGCTAAAAGAATCGAGGACATTGTAAAAGTCCAAGAATCTGCAGATTTATTCAATGCTTATGCTCAATCAATGGGCTATGCTTTAGCTAAGAAAGTAGAAAACTTTCTTGCTGAATTAATCCAAACTGGTACAGGTAATGATGTTCAATTAGGAACAGACGATGTAATGACTGCTGCATTAGTAAGAGATGGACTTGAAAAACTTCTTGATGCAGGATATGACTATGGCGATGGCGATACTTTCATGTATGCTAATCCAAAAGCATATATGTCATTATTAGGAATTGGCGACTTCACAAGTGCAAACTTGCGAGGAGATGCTGAAAATCCTAATGCAACTGGTAAAATAATTTCTGCTTATGGCATGGAATTATACCCAAGCACAGACTGGGCTGAAGGTGGAACTGCTTCTACTGAAGCTGCTTCTATCTTTAGAAGAGAATCAGTTTACTTTGCACAACAAGTAGCACCAAGAGTTCAATCATCTTATGATATTGACCACTTAGCTACATCAGTTGTAGCCGATGTATTATTCGGTGCAGCTTTATCTCATGCTGTATCATCAACATCACTAGGTATTGTAAACTTCAATAATGTTTCTTAATAACATTAATTGAAATCGGTTAATTATGGGGGTAATTTATTTTACCCCCATATTACCATTAAATATAAATTTGAAGGGGATATATATGCCATTATACGAATATAAATGCGAGTGTGGAAAGGTTTTTGACTACATACAAAGCATTAATGATGACAAACTAAAGAAGTGTCCAACAGAAATTGATTGCGACTCAAATCATAAAGTAACAAGATTAATTGGCAAACCCATGATACAAATGAATGAACCGAATAGTATGCCTGACAGAAAATTATACAAGGAATTGGATATAGATAAATGAGTAGCAATACTAATATAGGAAACACACCTGTAAATCAGGGATATGTTCAATTAATCCACATGGGAGAAACTGGTGGGATTGATGGAACACTTCGTGCTTTATATGATGGAGATGGTACTGCTTCTGATTTATTAATTGCTAGTGATAAAGTAAAGATTTCTACAGAACTTTATATTGGTAGCAAAACACTTACAGAATTTGTCCAAGATACAGTAGGTGCTATGCTTACAACAGGTAGCTATACAAACATTACTACCACTTATGACGATACTAATGGAAACATTGATTTAAATGCAAGTGGAGATGTAACATTAAGTAATTCAGTAACCTTATCAAACAAAACTTTAGCAGCCCCAATCTTAACTGGTACAACACAAGGGGCAAGTATTACTTTATCAGGAGATTTAACAGTAAATGGAAC